GACTACACGTAGCAAGACGGCTACTGCCTAAGACATACACACACAAGGAGAAAATTATGTCAACATTGAAAGCACCTGAAGTAAAATTCAACAAGAACGGATATGAAATCCGTACAGACATTCTAGACATGGCCAAAGGACTAGTTAGTGAAGAATATCACTCTAAGTTCCGCGGATGGGAAATGTCAGTTGCTAAAGACGAAAAGACTGGCCAAGTAGTTACCCGGATAGACATGCCAGAGTTTCCAGGACTAGATAAAGTTCTAGAAACAGCAGAAAAGATGTATAGCTTTGTTAACGCAGGCGTTGCATCTAAAAAATAATATTATAATTAATAATATGTAGGACGTAGTCCTGGAGCCCCGGCATTAGATCGGGGCTTTTTTACGACTATAATTTATTTTTAAAGTTGTTCAACATAGCAACATATAATCTACATTCTCTTTCAAGATATATAAATTCTCTATTTGGTATTGTATTTGCTGTTACATTATTAGGTGTTGAAAATTCTAGATTTTTAATATAATAATTTTGATTAAATTTAGCCAGCATTGTATCCCATAACCAACTATCACCGTGATAAATGTCTAACCCTGCAGGAATATTAATCCAATCTTGCTTTCTAATAAACATTAGACAACCAATATCAAATATGTTAGTTGATCCGTCATAATATACTAGATCAATAGGTTCAGTCGAATCTGCTGATAATTTAGAATGTGATTGTGAATATACTATATATTTTCCTGCACTTAATTTATTACTTAAAAAATTAAATATTGATAGATTAAAATCAATATCATCATTCATAATACATACATTTGAATATTCGCTCATACCTGCTCCAAAATTCCAAGCAGGATTTACAAATATGTTTAATTTAAAATTATGTAATTTAATTTTTGGATGATTTAATACACTGGCATTGGGTGTGGCATTCATATCATTATTAATAATAATAATTTCTCCCACTAATTCATGCTGTACTAATTTATCTAATAAAGCAGTAAATGGCCCATACTTCCACATTGTAGGTACTACTATTGAAAATTTATTATCTTCGTACAAAGTGATAATCTCCGTCAGGTCCTTTATCGCAGAACATACCCATACAATCAAATCCTATATTACTCATGTATGCTATTACTTCATTATGTAAAGGGGCACCTCTGTTATATTCTATCATTTGTAATCCTAAAATTACATGTTTGGCAGTTTTTAAAGTTTCTTCAGCACCTTTGAGTACGTCTAATTCAGATCCTTGTACATCTATTTTAATTAGATCAGGTAATGGTAGTTGTTTAGCAATAACCGCATTATCTAATGTAGTTGATTTAAGTATACGTTTATGTGATTCATTATATAATACAGCAGCAGCTGGATTTATATCGGAATTTTCTACATAATAGCTGTTGCCGCCCGGATCAAAATCGTTTTGATAAAATTCAATTTCTCTATTATCAGTGTTACTGAGTAATCCTATATTATATTTCATATCTGCTTCTTGATATAAAAATTCTGCAGAATCCATAGCTTCAAATGCAACAAAATCAGCATCTGCCCAAACTTTTTTTGCAGCCTTGGTCCAATGTAATACACATGCACCTACATCATATACAACGATGGGATTGTAATTGTATTGATCTCTAATTTTTATTAGATATTCAGTGTGTGAAGTCGGTAATGTTCCGCTATTTCCTATAAAACGTAATCTATCTGCTATGCTATTAAATGTACCACTAGCCGAATCTGGCAATGCAGGTATACTATTATCAATTTGATATGTGAAACTACCGATATGTCTACATTGTATAGTAGTATCTACCCATATGCGGAATCCATTAGATCTTGCTTTGGTGCAAAAATCATTATCTTCAGAAATTGTATTTGCATGATCGATGGCAGAATGATATTTAAATTGCGGATATCCAACTTTTCTAAATACTTCTGCTTTAACTAACACACATCCAAATCCGCAGCCTGCAATTTCAACTAGGCCTCGCCCTTTAATTTTTTCATACGGGATATTTGTAACACCACCACGATTATTGTGTTCATATAATTCTAATACATGAATGCCTGGGCGCCGCTGTATGTACATTCCTGATACAACATCTTTGTCATGTGCTAATAATTTCTTAAGAACATCTCTTTCAAATGCAATATCACTATCAATGGATAACAAATAATCAAATCCATTAACTACCCAGTCAGCAATTAAGTTACGTACTTGATCAATATTATAACCAAAGAAATATTGGAAATCAACAGTGTATCCGTCCGGAACATCTAAATCGTATATAGATTTAAATGTATCTACTTCAATATTTCTAGCAGTAGGTATACCAATTAAAATTCTTTTCTTTATTTTTACCGGTAATGGAGCAATGACTGGTACAGGTAATTCTTTAGCAATTTCCTGCATTTCTAATTTAACTGCTTGATATACATGGGTTTCTTTTTCCAACATGCCGCCGGTGATAGAGACATCTGAAGTAGTTGCAGCAAATTGACTATAGAAATCCATATTTGTAATAATATAATTTGTTTTACCTCTTTTTAACTGAAGATCAAATATAAAATTATCACCGTAATAAATGTCTAAGCCAGCAGGTATAGGAACCCAACTCTTTTTATTGATAAACATCAAACATCCGAACCCATACGTATGCTCACCGGTCCACGGAATAATATCAATAGTTTTTGTAGTAATAGGAGGCTGAGTAAAATCTGGTTCGCCTGGACATAGTCCAAATACACCATTGTCTTCATTTAACATATTTTGTAGTTTATCGAATACATCAGTGTCAAATACTACATCATCATTAACAATACATAACTTATCATTCTTACTAGTTTCAACTCCTATATTCCATGCTGGATTAACAAATATATTTGTGCCAAAATCTAACATTCTAATCTTAGGATGATCTAATCCTGTATCAGGTGTTTTAGAATTATCATTGTTAATAATAATAATTTCATTTACAGATTTATGTTCGCATAACTTGCCCAAAAATTCAACAAACTGATCTGCTACTCTCCACATAGTAGGAACAATTACAGAATACTTAGTAGTTTTAGTCTTGTTGACAATATCATTAGCGGTGCGTGTCTGCTCAGCACTATTGACTTTATAATCGTTTAATGGATTTATATCGTTGTAATTATAAACAATATCTTGTAAACATTTAATTTTGTCGGGATTTGCTGCTTCAATTAACGCATAGAATACACTACCATCTCCACCAGCTTTATACCATTCACCTTGACTATCTTGAAACATATTATTATCAATATCATTGATTAGATGTTTCTTAAAGGTACGGAAATGTGTATAAGGTAAAATCCAATTAAAGTGATGATTACGATAATTTCCAGACTGTTTAACTTTTTCAGGATATGGTTGACTAATTAAAGGAATATTATCAACCATGCTCCAGCAACTACCATATGTAAATTCTGTTTCAGAATCATATATAGTATTGTAATAGGATAGTACTGTATTATCATTAATTAAACTATCATCGCCGTCAAGCAACATTACGATAGCGTCATCATTTAATTTACGTATAGTATCAACTTGATTTTTAACAGCACCTTGATTAGTTACATTTTTAATTAGTATAAATTTATCTTGTATCTCAGGAGGTAATTTACTAATAACATATTCTATTACTTCAGAAGAGTTATCTGTCGAGCAATCATCGATTAGTATATGACGATAATTGTTGTAATCTTGTGTTGCTACACTATTGATACATTTTTCAATGTAATGAGCACAATTATAGAATGGACTAATAATTACAAATTCTTGTTCAACATTAGATTTATAACTTTCAAGTTCAATTTCATTATGGAATCTACGTTTCCATATTTTATTAACTTTATGATTAATTTTACTAGCTTCTCTATATTCCTCAGCTGAGAGATAATTTCCTGTCTTTTTAAAGAAATGTTGTTTCCATTGTAATGCTACACTATCCCAACCTGCTATATCTTTAATAATATTGCAATAATACTGTTTTTGTTGATGTAAATATTTGTTATGATATGCTGCTAATGTTGCATTGACAAAATGTTCAACTTGAGCTTGCGAATTAATAGTAGGAAATAAGCCGTTAGGTACTATAGCATAATCGATTAGATAACATGCACCATCTAATGCAATTTCTTCTAATGCTCCAAATCTGCAAGTAATTACAGGAGTATTATACATTAAACTTTCTAATGTACTAATTCCATATGTTTCAGGAAATGCCGCAGGATATATCATGAAATTAGATTCTGATAATATTTTTGCGATTTCGTATTGTGGGATAATCCCAGTAAATTCTATACCCTTGGCAGGATTGTTAACATCGTCTGCTAATTCACGCCATTTCTTTTCTTGTTCATCAGGTGCATCACCAGAACTAAATCTATAATAGCCTCCGATGATTTTTAATTTTGCCTGTGGTAATTGATGTTTGATTCTCGGCCAAATTTGCTCCACCAATGGAACCATACCCTTGGTAACAGATGCATTATATACAAATAAGTTTGGATCTTTTGCTTGTATATTAACTTCAGGGTTATAATTTCTAGCACCATTTCTAGTAATGAATAACTTACGTTTTAATACTTCAAAGTTTCGTTTCTTTCCATGGTCACAATTAGCTACATATGTTAAGTGAAAATCGCTGAGTGTGAAAATATCAGTGATACGATTTGCGTTGGCTAATTCTTCAATTAACAAATCTCCAAGACAAAATGTATCATGCATCCATAGCACACGCATCTTTGCTTTACTTAGGATACGATCATATAAATTCATATCCTTAAATGGCCACGCTCTATGGTCGCCTAATTTTTGGTAATCATTTGGATCTGTAAATGGTATTACTGTTCTAGAACTAATGACTATATCAAATATATGATCTTCTGCAAGATCCGTTAATGGGCGATATGTTACATCATCATACACACCAGCCTTTGCATGATCAATATTACAATTATTGAATATAGTAACATCAAATTCTAATTCAGCCAATTCTCGAGCCATTAAAGTAACAGCACTTTCACTGCCACCCAATCCTTGTTTATCCACAGTAGTACCATCAAACGGTATACCGATAATGTCTATTATAGCAATTTTCATACTATTAATTATACACTACGGGTACTGTATGTCAATGATATTGAATACGATATTATTTTAATTGTGGAGTAGTTAGTGGTGGAGTGAATGTATCTAAATATCGAGCAGTTTGAGAAATTCTCAAATCATCAATATATCCTTTAAATGATAAAGAGTTATATGATATTCCGATATATTTAAATGGTATCGTATAATTTGTAGTATTTGTAGTAGAACTAGTAACTGCTCCATTAATGTACATTGTTAGGTTAGATCCAGATCTAACAACTGCTACATGATTCCAATTATTAATTATTACAGTTCCAGTAGTAATAAATGTAGTATCATCTTTCCAGCCAATTTGACTACCTTCTGCAAGATTTACTCCTGTATAACCAAAATATGAAGACCCAGTAACACTGGTACTAGTGGTTCTAGAATCTAGTAATGCAGGTGCAGTGCCCGTATTATATAAACTAAGTGGATACATCCACATTTCTACTGTAAAATTACCTGATCCTACTGCTGTTAAATTTGTTGCAGTAGTTGTAGAAGTTGATCCAATTCCTAATCCATCACCATCCCCGTCAAAATATATGCTGGCATTATTATATTTGATTATTGAATTAGATATTGATATATCACCAATTGGATATAAATCATTTTGTGTAGTAGCATCAAATATTTTACTTTCAGAAAAATTAAGCAATAGACTAGTATCAGAATATTTAAATTCTATAAATCCACTAGAATTAAAAACATAAACTTTATAGCTATTAGTAGTATATACTCCGGTTGCATTTACAATAGGTGATGTAGCAAGGGTGTCTAGGTGCCATAATATTACTTTACCTGAGCCGCCGGCTCCACCGACAGTATTTCCATCGACTCCACCTGCACCACCGTTACCAGTATTAACTGTGCCTGCTGATAATCCACCCAGCGCACCGCCTGTGGCAAATGTTCCTGAATAAGTTGAACTATTAGCCACACTAACATATAAACCATCACCGCCATTGCCATGTTGATATCCAACACTGCCAGCACCACCACCACCACCACCTAATGTGTTTGTTAGAGACCCGTTAAATATACCATATACGCCACCGCCACGACCGGCATTTCCATATCCTGTACCGCTACCATTAATACCTAAAGTATTTTGTGTTGCAGCACCACCGTAGCTAGTTTGAGCATTAACATCGCTCTTACCACCACCGCCACTTCCACCATCTGCACCAAGTGCGCCGCCGCCGTAGCCGCCCCCTTTAGCTAATAAATTAGGAGGTATATTAAGTCCGAAAATTTGAGAATCTTGTCCATTATTACTGCCCGCTGCTCCGCCAGATCCTACAGTAATGTTTATTAATCCCATTGAGTCAGTAGCAGTAAAACTACCTACTGTTAATCCACCGGCACCACCCCCACCACCAGAAGTTTGAGAGCCGCCTGTTCCGCCTGCTCCGCCACCTGCGACTGCCATATAGTATATAGTAAAACCTGATGATTGTAATCTATTAGTTAATACTGGAGAAACAGGTAAATTATATGTTTTCTTTCTATCAACATATGTATCAGAGCTAAGGAAAGTATGTACGGTATATAATCCATATACATTAGTTGTTATATTTCCCCCAAATCCTCGAGGCTGTCCTAAATATCGTATAGCAACAACTCCTGATCCACCGGTACCACCTCCACCACCACCACCACCGGTATTAGTTCCGCCATTTTGAAAATTACCTCTAACGGCAAATGAACCTGCTCTAGTATAGTTAGAAAACATTAAATTGTCAGTAAATGTAATAACTCCAGTTGTTAAAAATGTATGTACGGTATATGTACCAGATGTTGATACAGTTCCACCAGTAGCAGCTTGAGTTCCAGGATATCGTATAACAACCGCACCTGATCCACCACCTGCGCCGAAGCCGGCGCCTGCACCACCACCAGTATTAGGAGCACCTGCTCCAGCACCACCGACATTTCTTCCACCAGTACCACCGGAACCCCAATTAAATCCACTTCCACCTCCACCACCACCAGCACCGCCTGCTGCACTTGATGCGCCAGCAGCACCCCCGCCTGAATAGTAATAACCATCCCAGGCTAATAAACCACTATATCCACCAGCCCCACCACCGTAATAATAACCAACAGTGCCACCGTCATATCCTTGTCTCGGAGCACTTACGAAAGTAGATCCGGGATATACACCTTTACCACCAGCGCCACCACCAGATCCACCATTTTGGGAACTTCCACCACCACCATACGAATAAATGTTTATACCACCACTACCAATAATAGAAGAAGGGCTTCCACTGCTTGGTGAGCGTGAGCCGCCACCGCCGCCACCGATTGTAACTGCAAAAGTGAGGCCAGTTATTGTGCTTATAAATGAACCTGTTAAAAAGCCGCCGCCACCACCACCACCATAAGGCAAATCAGTTGCACCACCACCACCAGCAACTACTATATAATCAAAAGATAAAGTTGCCCAACCAGTACCACCGCCACCAGCTCCGCCATCACCACCGATCATAACACCAGTATTATTATTTCCACCACCTCCACCGGCATACATTAATGATGAACCTGTAATAGTTGATGTATTGCCCGGGCCGCCATTCCATCCACTAGCCGGACCACCTGCACCGCCACCACCTCCAATTTGACCGTCAAATCCTTGAGGCGGACTTGTACTTGGAGTGTTTCCAGTACCACCACTACCACTACCACTGCCACCTGCGCCATACGAAACTGTATAACTCCCGCCGCCTGCAGATACTAAGTTTACTCCACCACCTATTATAGAAGAATCTTCACCTTTAAGGGCACCACCTGATCCTACAGTAATAGTGTATGTTGCAGCAGATTGTGTAGTAATGAATGATCCATATCTAAAGCCACCACCACCGCCACCAACTGATCCAGAACCACCACCGCCTGCTGCAACTATCAAATACTCTATAGTATTACCTAACGGTCCAGGAGTTGTAGTCTCGCGCTCTGATATGTTACCTTTTAAAATCTGTAAATTAGATAGATATCCTTTGTAATAATTACCACTTAAATATGATGATCTGCCTATGCTAAAATTATTAGTAACTAACGGAAAATCAGGAGATACAGCAGTATACAAACTGTTCACTACTGTACTAACAGTAACAGATGTACTAGTACTACCAGCATAATTACCATTAATATATAAACTTACAAGTGTATTATTTCTTACCAGTGCTATATGATTCCATGCTCTAAACTTTACTCTTAATGTTTCTAAATTAATACTTGTGAATGTAGTGGCAGTTCCTATACTAATAGTGCATAATCCAGAGGTAAGTAATGCTAAAGATATACCATCATTAGTAGCAGTAGTAGCTGTACCAAATGCTAAAGAATTAGATGTGCTATATCGACTATCAATAAAATATGCAGTACTTGCAATCGGCTCTGGATAAGACCAAAATTCTATATTAAAACTATTATTTTGAAAATTAACAGCATTAGGTGGTACTGATATAAAATCTGTACTACCATTAAAGTAAATACTTCCACCTAACACCAAGTTATTGTATGCTCCAGAATTTACAAAAGGTGAAAATCTACGTATAGCAGGGGTTCCATTTTGTGTAACAGTAACATTATAATTACTTTTATCAATAAGTAATCCACTTGCAGAAACTAGAAATGCAGTATTTGTGACCACAGGGAATGGTAATCTAGGTACAGTGGTCATACTGGTTCCATTTAAGAAACGAAGATTTGATATATAACCTTGGAAATAATTAGCACCATCATAACCAATATAAATGGTTTGAGTATTATTATATATTGTTGCAGTACTAGAAGTAGTTACCTGATTTCCACCATTTAACATACTTGTGTAAGTTGATCCAGATTTAGATATCGATACGTGATTCCAAGTGTTTAAATTAATTTGAGTAGATACTAGTTGTTTTTCAGAAATTAATCCAACCGAAGTAGTTATTGTATTTTGAGCAGATAATTTTATATTAAACGGACTTTTTTCAGCAGTAATTGATTTTGTAATAATAGTAGAAGTTGTTGAACTAGTTGCATAAAACCAACCTTCTACGGTAAAATCTGAAGAGATGTTTAACGAATCATTATGCTGTATAGTTAAGTAGTCAGTGGTGCCATTAAAATAGGTACTCCAATTTGTAGAATACGGATTAAATGATCCTTGTGCAAGCATATTGCCGTATCCTTGAACAGGATTTGCAGCTACGCTTGAGTCTTTTAAATATCTATTACCCCATTGCGGTCCAAATGTAATGGTGCCGCTACCATTAATAAAAGCATATATAGTGTAGCCATTTTGAAATGATATATTATATGCATTTGTACTGCCAATTGTGGCTATAGGTAATGATGATAAATGCCAGAAAAATGCAAGACCGGCACCACCGGCAAATCCAGCTCCTCCGCTGCCGCTACCGCCATCTCCTCCTATAGCACCGGCACCACCAGTACCGCCATATCCGCCGCCACCTATAGAAAAGGTTGATGAAAAAGTTGATGAGTTAGCTATATTGATATATTTGCCGGTGCCGCCTGCTCCAGCGCCACCAGCATTTCCAGCACCTCCGCCCTGAGCCACATATGCTCCAGCGCCACCAAGATATCCTGCATGACCATAATAATTAGGGCCATCATTTTGTGATAATGTTGAACTACCAGCAGTTCCTCCAGGACTACCACCACCACTTCCGCCGTTTGCTAATGCGCTACTAGAAGTATATGCTCCAGCATAGCTATAACTTTGTCCAGCACCACCGCCGGTAGCAGTAATTGTTTGTGCAGTATCGCCACCTAGTGGTTGTTTTCCTCGAATCGTGGATGATGTACCAGTGCTTGCAAAGCGGACAGCATCACTGGCTGCGCCGGCACCGCCAGCACCGATAGTAACAACTAATGTAGTACTTACTGTAGGAGAAAATGTATTTGTATAAAGACCGCCGGCGCCGCCACCTCCACCGACATAACCAACACTAGAATACATACCACCTCCACCACCACCGCCACCTCCACCAATAAGTAACATACTGATGACACCGGTTGAAAAATCAAATGTTGCTGATTGGTTGCTTAATAATAAAGTATTATATGCAAAATTAGCGTCAAATGCAGGTTGAGTAGCAGCTAGATATTTTCTATATCGTATAATAACAATACCAGAACCGCCAGCAAAATTACCAATACTACCACCACCACCAGTATTAGGAGTTCCTACTGAACTCGCACCGCCACCATCACTTGCGCCACCACCACCACTTCCGCCACCGGCATACGAACTACCGTTCAACCAAGTTGCGCCAGCACCTCCTAAGGTACCAGAGCCCGCAGCACCAGCGCCACCGCCGCTAGTATCTCCGCCGTTGTTCCCTTGACTTGGACTTGTGCTGGGTGTATTTCCATTCGCGCCTGATCCCGGAGAACCAGAGCCACCACCACCAGAGCCGCCCGGTTGTCCTGCATTCCCGCCGCCGCTAGCAACGTAATTAACACCATTTCCTATGATTGATGAATTATAACCAGAAGTAGTAGCAGTTGTACCACCTTGCCCTATTGTAACTGAAAATGTATTATTTTTTTGAAAATTTATAGTTAATGCTCTATATCCACCTGCCCCACCACCTGCGATATCGCTGCCAGCTCCGCCTCCACCAACAATTAAACATTCTGCACTAACATCGTATACCGGAACAAAATTAGATGATGTAGTGAATGTATGATATGTATAAACAACAGAATTTGAAGTGCCAGTAGATATTGTTCCACCTAAAGCAATAAAGGTAGGTTCTACATATCGTTGACGTTTAATTATTCCTAGATCGTATACCATGAGCGGATTAGTGTTCCGAGTTAACTAGTTATAAATTAAATTTGTGGTGCTGTATGTTCAATCCAATTTACAGTATCTTCGTCCCATGAATAGAATTTTCCTTCAGTAATTGGCATTTCAACTGGAGCAGCCCAAAGACATGTTTCTTCATCTAATACCCAAGAAGCAAATGGTTTTGGGGCAATAAACGCATCTCTTTGTTTATCGTAGGTATATCCGATACCTGCATAGTTTTTACGCAATGGAGTTCCACCTAGTTTATGTACGCCGCCATACGTATTATAACTAGTTTGGACCCAGAGACTTGGATCACCCCAATGTCCTGTATTAAGAACGTCTTGTTCTATTACGATTACCTGTGTAACAATACCGTTTTCTATTTTTGCAAAATGACTCATTTTTAAATCCTTGTAATAATTGCGTTATATCTATTTATAACATTATAATTTATCTTTAAATTGATATTAAAATAATTAATTCTGATAAATTAATACCAAGTTTGGCCGCCAGATGTTATAGCTGTAACAAATTGAGCATCACTACCTGTTACTCCCACAACAAAATTTTGAACACGCACAGTTATTAATCTAGGATCATTATCTGGTCTAATTTCTTGTATAAATTGATAATTTCCTGGTGTATTATATGTAGCAGGTAATGTTGGATCACTATTTTTTAACATCATCTCATGATCAGTTATATATGTAATAACTTGAAGATTCCCAGCAACTACAGATTGCGATTGAGATATTTTTAAGGCATTTACATCAACACTATCATAATTCACTAAATTACCAGTATTAAGACTTTCGTACTGTAGGCCTTGATATGGAGTTACAATATTATCAAATTGTGTTAATAATATTTTATTTGTTGTGCTTGAAACTACTAATAATGTAGCACTAGCGGTGCTTACACTATTAACCACTACTGGCATAATACTAGGGTATGAATACGTAGATGCTGTAGTATTATATACTATCAAGAAAGCACCACCTGCTCCATTTCCTGTGTTGGTATCAACAGATCCTACGGCCGCGCCTGAACCACCTCCACCATACAATCCACCATTGCCACCTGTACCGGGTCGTCCTCCTAGATTAAATAATGCACCACCTAACCCTGGATTATTTGCAGAGCCTCCGGATATAATATAATTAGAACTGGTAGTTATTCCATAAACATCAACACCCCCACCTCCTCCACTAGCCGCAGTAGTACTAGCACCACCACCGCTTCCGCCAGCCAGCATTTGATATCCTGTATTAGTTGATGCAGAACCATTAGCCCCTAGACCACCAGCAGTGCTGTACCAATTGCCAGCGCCACCTCCACCACCACCGTATGGACCGCCTTCTCCTCCATTGGCCTGAGCATAGAGTGGAGAAGGATATAATGTAAAAATAGCACTTGAGAAAAATGCATGTGCCGTATAAAGTGTAGATCCCAAAGTATATGAATATATAGTACCGCCAATACCTCGTTGTGATCCGGTATAACGTATAACAACGGCACCGCTACCGCCAGTTCCACCGGTGTTAGTTAAGTTATAGTGTGAGCCACCACCACCACCACCACCTGTATTAGTGCCGCCATTACCACCGGCTTTGTTAGTTACGGCTCCCAATGATCCTGCTATTGCATCTGCACCGGGATTTATACCCTGTATATTACCATAACCACCACCAGTACCAGAAACACTTCCACCACTTAACGGAGCACCACCGCCGCCGCCGCCTGCACCACCATTACCAGCAATATTGCTGTAGCCAGCACCGCCACCACCACCACCCCAATAATAAGTAGTTCCTAATATTGAACTTGCAAGGCCATCACCACCTTTGGCACCTGTACCTACTCCGGTTGTACCGACTAAAACGGCACCGCCGCCTCCACCTGGATAATAACTACCACCGGTAGCACCACCTTGATTACCTTGACCTGTTATACCTAGTCCAAAAGTAGTACTAGCAGAGCCAGCAACACCGCCGCCTGATCCACCAAAAGAGGCTGGACTACTATTATTAACATATTCCGAAGCGCCACCGCCCCCACCAACAGTGGTAAATGTTGAATTAAATGGATTCCATAATAGTGTAAATGGGCTCCCTGCTATTCCACCCAATGCAATCAATGAAGCACTACTAGTACTATAATCTTTAGTATATGTACTACTTGAACATGCTAATAATACTGTATTGGTTACAGGAGTTAATGGTGTTGAACTTACAGTAAAAGTATTTGTATATAGTGCAGTTCCATTGGTAACTCTAACATTTGAAATATATTGGTTAGCACCACCTGTAGTATTATTTGCTCCTATATATAAATTGCTGGCACTAAATCCTAATGTTGTTGCATTGCTGGCAGTTGTGGCAGAAGGAACTCCATTTAAATATACTTTAACAATACCACTGCTACGAACTAATGCTATATGATTCCATGTTTGAATTGCTGGGACTCTATCAGTTACAACAAGATTGGCAGTAGCATTGTTTAAATAGACATTTATACCTGTTCCTGGATTAACATTTATTGCAAAATAAGGACTAGTCCCCTGTACTATCAGACTAGCATCGCCTGTTGCTAGTCTATATATCCATCCTTCAACTGTAAAATTTCCTGTGTACGCAAATAAAGCATTGGCACCAGGCGTTAAAGATTGTGCTGTCTGAAACATGACACTGTAAGTTGCTGTAGTAGAAGTACTAATAATCATACTATCAGTACCATTGCTACCACGTACCTGACTAACACCAGCAGGGGCTCCTGTACCTCCTGATCCAACAGTTATGTTATATGAACCAAAATTTAAATATTGATTAGTAGAGGTTGTTCCGCCAGCACCACCACCACCACCCATGTCGGATCCAGCACCGCCACCACCTGCTACTATTAGTAGATCTACATTTGTTCCGGTTAAAAGATTATTTGTTGGCATAATTTTTAATTAAAAAGTAATGGTACCAGAAGTAATCCATTTGTATGTTCTATAGCCGCCAGACACTACTGGATATCCGGCTGCTAGATTAGTTGTAGCAGATGCTGCTGTGTATGAATCTGCGTAGCGAACTATAACCACCCCGCTTCCACCATTGCCGCCTATGTTGGTATTAGTTGGATAGTTATGATTTGCGCCGCCGCCACCCCCACCAGTATTATCGGTTCCACTAGTTGCTGGTGCGCCACCGCCACCAGTTCCACCTATCGCTACACTGCCAGAATTAGAAGCGCCACCAGCTCCACCGCCTGCGTAATAATTACCATCTAACCATTGTAATCCTGCACCACCGGAACCACTAGTACCGCCTGAGTTAGTACCGCCAACTGCACCTGCACCACCACCACCGCCTGCTCCTTGGTTGCCGCCACTACCACTACCACCAGTACCACCATTGTTACCCTGACTAGGTGTAGTCGATGGGGTGTTTCCTGATCCAAAACTAGATCCACCTGAGCCGCCTGCTCCGCCGCCTGAGCCGCCTGAACCACCAGTCTGCGATCCAGTGTCGCTGCCTCCACGGCCGCCGCCAGTGGCAACATAACCAAATGCCGAAGAATCTTGTCCAGATTCTGAATCGGTAGCGCCTGAGTTTCTTGCACCACGCCCACCTGCACCCACGATAATAGAGAAAGATGTTCCAGTTGAAAGTCGTTGTCCTGTAAATGATCTGTAGCCGCCAGCCCCACCACCAGCACCGGCATCATAACTGGTTGAAGCACCACCACCACCACCACCACCGACAATTAAGAAATCTGCTTGAATGGCTACACTGGTTAATGAATAAACAATAAATGTACCGTTGGCGGTAAATGTATGTATAATATATCCACCTGAAGTAGAAGTTGTACCGCCACTACCATATTGTATTGATCCTGGGTATCGTATTATTGCAATACCGGGGTTGCCATTGTAACTAGAACCATTTGGCGAACCGGTACCATTAGCACCGTAACCATAATATCCTTGCAGAACATTTGAGGAATTATATCCAGTAACATAGATTGCACCAGAATCACTATTTCCATATCCTCCACCTGCATATTTTACACTTGATCCGCTTATAGATGATGTATAAGGAGCACCTCCGTCTACAAAACCACCAGTTCCTGCTGTGCCAGCACCACCTGCTCCGCCACCCCCACCACCTCCCCATTGACCAGAATATGATGCGCCACCAGCATAACCATACCCAACACCATTAAATGATGAATAACTATATTGGGTACTTGCTCCTCCTGGATTTGCGCCTGCTGTTCCACCACCACCGCCACTACCACCAGATAAACCAGATCCGTATAATAATGGAGTTGTGTTCCAACTGGCAGTATGTGATCCACCACCACCACCACCAAATGCAACAACAAGTATTGGGATAACAGTAGCAGTAGTGGTTACAGTATTAAAATTTGTAATTGAAACTGCACTACTTGAATTATCAATAAATGTAGCATTTTGTAATGTTAATAGACTAGTTTGTGATCCAGTTATGGCTGCAATGTTACTGCCACTTGATTGTGTTGTACTAAGAGTTGATGTTGGCACCACAAAGTTTCCAGTGTATACTGCTACACCCTTTACTACACGTAGGTTAGAAATATATCCATTTAAGAAAGCACCCTCGCCGGTTTCACATCCAATATATGTGTTGGCCCCTGTGCCTACACTGACTGCAAATGCTACTGATCCTTTACTCTCTCCATTTACATAAAAATAAATCACATTCCCGTTTCGAACATATGCCAAGTGATTCCAAGTCGATACAACCATTCCGTGTACAAAGGTACTAGCATACTGGGTATCATTATTTTGAATCAATAATTTAGTTTGACCAATCAGAAATCCAAGACCATCTCCTACACTTGGTGTACCAACAGTAGCAACTACCATGTGTAATGTCCAGTTTGTAGGCCATGCATCGCTTGTTGGTAGAGCATTTAAATAAACCCATGCTTCAACAGTCCAGTCTGTAGCAACAAAATTAAAAACAGTATTACCGGCGATTCGCAAATATTTGTTAGATCCATTAAAAATTCCATAATATGATGAAAAACCGTTGTTTCCGCCAAATGCTGCTACAGTAGCTTGCCCGTTATTTCCTTGTCTAGCAGCATCAGTGTTGGATGCGCCACCTGATCCGATAGTAATTGTAACTACAGTGGTACTGGTGGTGACTATAGGAAGAGATGTTCCTACTATCACGCCGCCACCTCCGCCGCCACCACCAACATCATAACCAGCACCACCACCACCACCTACTAGCAGGTAATCTATAGCTAGTGTAAATTTAAGA